GTAATTCCTTTACTAATATCTATTCCGTATACTTTTTTAGTTTTTAATTCTTCAGGTGTAAGTTTATGACCATGGCCAATATCCATGCTTGGGTTGGATTTTCCCTTGTCTTCAATAGCTATATCTATCTCAGAAATAAAACCTTCATTATCTTTTCCAAAAGGAACTAATATTGATTCTACCTGAGAATAGGGAGAAGGAGAAAACATATTCCTAAGATTTTCACTGACAATATCTCCGCTCAGTACCCTGCTAACATAGTCATTAACATCATCTAGACTAAAGCCAAAAGAAAAACTCTCTTCCCCTTCCGGGGTAGCCACTAGTCCTCCTTCTGCCCTTCCAATTCTTACTGGTACGGGTGTAAGCTGACCATCTATCACCCGTGTTTGATTTCCTATAAACAAAGGATTAACTCCGAAGCCTCTAAGAATTTTATCAAATGTAGGGTTATTAAATCTAAGTGTTTCAAATCCAGTTGGGTTTCTACCAAACGCTTCTCTAAGTCTTGCTTTCTCTGCCTGTTCTTGTCTAAGCCTGTTTAATCTTCCCTGTGCTTGTCTATCAGGAACACTAGGAAATCTTTTACTTTCTCCTCCTGCCACTTGTACTTCTCCTCCTAAATTATTTTGCTCACCTAGATTTAGTAATGTTGCTATGACAGATTCTGGTACCTGCGCCAAAGGGTTAGAAGTATTTTGACCTAGGTTAGGTATCTCATCTCTTGTCTGCCTTTGTTGCCTTCTTTCTTCTGCCGCTTGGACTCTGTTTAAGTTTGAACCTAACCTTCCAAGTTGTACAAGAATATCATCTTGTCTTCTCTGTTCAGCGGTTTGTGGAGGAGGTGGAGGTGGGGGAGCAGGAGTAGGAGTAGGAGGATCAAAAGCATCAAAAATAATATCATCCTCTTGTGGAGGAGGGGGAGCAATATCTCTAAAAAGAGGAACAAAGTTATCTGCTGAAAACTCAAATAGTTCTCGTTGCTGCGCTTCACTCCCACCTAAATCTGGATTAAAGATAAATTCTCCTCTATCAAAATCAGGAATACCTAGCTCACTAGCTGTTTGAGTTACAAAGCCTTCACCCGGTACATTAAATTCTTGACCCGGAGGAGGAACAGTAAGTGATAAATTTTGCTGTGGTGCATTACTTTGTGGGTTTGCATCTGGAGAAAGAGCAGGTGCTCCCTGTGCTACAGGGGTTCCTGTGCCGCTACCCACTGTTGTCACCTCTGATTTGATTTCCAATGGACTGCAAAGTTTGCATAGCAGTATTAGCAGCTTTAAGTTCAGAGTCATCATCTAACTTCTGCTTCTCTAACTCTAGTCTGGCACTGGTTTCCAGAGCCTTCAGGTTCTCTTTCCGCTCATCTGCTTCCATCTTACCTATGTTTACCACCAGATCATTCATGCTTTCCTTACCTCTGAGGTCCATGTCCATCTGTTTGAGGGCAATATTGGCAGAATCATTGGCAGCGTCCATCTCTGCCTTCTGTTTGTCCAGTTCAAGCCTTTCTTTCTCTAGGAGAAGCATCTGTTGCTCTGGACTCTGGGCAATTCCCATGGCAGCGTTAGCGTTTGCCACCTCTTCTGCTGCTTGGGCCATGACCATCTCGGAAGTTTGTGGGTCATTTGCCACACCACTGGCCTGTACCATGCCTAGTACCTGCTCTTGGTACTTCATAATCATGTGATCCCTGATATTTGCGTTGAGAATGGGAACAATCTGCTTCATCATGGGGTTTGCACCCGTGGCAGGGTCCTTTAAGAAGGAAGTTTTGAACTGAATGTGCGCTTCGTGGTTCTGACCCGGGAATGCAGCTATGGGTAGACCCTTTGTAGCTGTGATTATGTCTGCCAGCGGGTCTTGCGGCTGTGGTTTCTGCTCTGGCGGAAGTATTTCGTCCAGATTAGGGAAGTTTGCCGCTGTTAGTACCTCTCTGTAGAGGGCTGGCATGTTAAAAGTACCCGGAGGAGTCTGACTTGCCAGCTGAATGGCCAGTTGACCCAGTGCCATGCGGTGTGCAGAGGAGGGAATGTTAGGATCAGACACCGGAATTACGTCTATTCTCCCGTCAAAGTCCTGTTTGAACACCTCGCGGTCTCCTCCCACCACCTCGTAGGGGTAAGCTGGGGGTAGGAAGTCATAGTTTATCTGGGCAAGTACCTCAAACTCATCCTTCTGTGCCTTGTGTAACCGCTTGTGTATGGCAGAGAAGAACTTTGAAGAGGCTTCTAGCAGGGCCATGGTGGTTCCCACGGGTCCTGAGTTGTTAGAATCTGCAATGATCTGTTCTGTGGAGTCTGCAAACTTCTGCCCTGCTCCTATGACAAACTGCATCATGGCCATCAGGGTCTGAGAAGGTTCTTTATAGGGGAGTGTGATGATGGCTTTGTTCAGATCAATGCCTGTGCTCTCCACTTCTTTGAACTCACCGGGAGATATGGGGTCATTGTCACCTACTAGCCTGACACCTCTGGCCTTAAACCCTCCGGGGAGGTTGGCAAACTGGCCAGCGTCCACCAGAGAACGCATGGCAGTGGTAGCTGTCATGGTCAGGTTACCTAAGAAGTGAATAAGACCAAGACCATAAAAACCAAAACCCGGGACATACTTGTAGTGAATGAAGTGATCCTTCTTTTGTTTCTTGGGATCATTCTCTACATAGTTTCTTCTGATGGAAAGAACCTTCTTGCTCTTCTCCTCTATGGTTACAATGTAAGGGTCAGCAATACCATCCGGGTTGTCAAAGGGTTCTGGAAGATCTAGGTAGCAGTGTTGCTCCAGAAGAACGTACTGTGGGTCCTCTAGGTCAATGCCAGAGGAATCTATTCCCATGAGTTCGTCCATCTTCTGTGTCATCTCAGGAATCTCAGGAGCAGAAGGCTTACCTAAGTCTATGTCCCGGTACATTCCAGAGACTACATCTTTTCTAAAGTCATTGACAGAACGAAAGATCAGGTGCGTGTAACGGTCAGCTGTTCTGAGATCTTTGGCATTGTAGGATACATAGAAGTGATCCACAGGGACCAGTTCAGAGATTGGCCTTTCTAGAAGTTGGTCATAGTAAATTTTCTTAAAAGCAGAACCCATGACAGGAAGATGAAAGAGAAGTCTCTCCTGCTCTTCAAAGTACTCAGGCATCTGCTGCGTAAGCTGGTAGTTCATAAAGTTCTTGACACGTTGCGCTTGCTTCTCGCGCTCAATGGTAGATGCTCCAATGATCTGAGCTTTTACCGGGCCACCTGCTGGGAAGAGTTCCTGAGAGGCTTTGCTCTGAAACTTGACCACTGATTCTATCAGGAGTGGGTGGACAGCTGTGCACGCACCGTCAAAGGGTTCTGAAGTTTCTTCTAGCTTGAGACCTAGGAGATCAAAGCCCCGCTCAAAAATCTGTTCCCACTCTTGTCTGGATTCTTTGTCAGCTTCGTAACTGTCATAGACCAAGGTACCTATCTCAACTAGGTCATCGTCATCTAGCAACTCTGCTAGGTTTTCAAAGTGAGAACCCATGGGACCAGAGATCATCATCTCTTCCATCTCTCCAAACTCTACCTCTACACCTCCATCATCTGTGGGCATAAAGTTAACAATACTCTCCTCTAGCATCTCTGCTTCTATGGAAGGAGTTTCTCCCATGGAGTCAAAGTTAGAGACAGGCATCTCCTGCTGGAGTTCTGGCTCCATCATTTCTAATGGGTTGCGTTCAACTGCCATGGTCTGTTATTTCCTTTTTCTACCTTTTGCTGAGAGCTTGGCCATCTTCTTGGCCCCGTACTTCTTTCTACCTATGCTGGCAGCTATGGCATCTGCAGACTTCTTGCTCTTGCCACTCTTCTGAATCTTGGAGGAGAGGGCTTTAAAACGTGAGCCGCTCCCTAGTTTACCGCCGCCTTTTTTCTTCGCCACCTTGCGTCCTCCTCTGAGTTCTCTGGGAATGTTTGCTCTGGATATTGTCATCTATCTAGTTCCAGTTCCAGTAAGTCTTCTTACCTTTTGTTTGATTCTCATCTTCTTCATAGTCTGGGTCATCTGGGTGAGACAGGTGCCAAGATTCCTTCAAGTAGTGAATGGCCATTGCCATTGCGTCTACTTGGTCATCGTGTCTGGCATAGGGGAATTGTATTGCCTCTGCAAATAAATCTTCTGACCAGTCTCTCCCTCTGGGAAGCCACACTCTTCCAGATTCTAAAAGTGGTGTAATGGCATGTACTCTAGACACTTTATCACGGTCTGGGAGGTAATCCAACACAGGTAGCCCTGCTCTTCTCATATCTTGTATCAGGCTCTGACCAGATGCTTTCTTCTCTATGATACAGATATCTGGTTGATAGGAGTCGTATAGATCTTGCGCTGTTCTTCTTAGCTCTGGATATTCCAGTCTTTCTCTGACGTTGCCCAGTAGAATCATGTTAGGTGCTAGATATTCTCTTCCTGCTAGGTCCACGGTGAACCAGTCAAAAATGCCCCACGTTTGTATCACTGAGTAGTCAGCTGTGCTCCGAGTGGAAAAGGCAGTGTCATAGGTTTGGATGATCAGATCACACTCTGGAGGGTCCTCTTGCTCCCAGTTCTGAAACCAGTGCGCCTTGATGGTGGAACCTTCATCAGGCGTGGGGTTCTGCATATAGAGGGCTTGCCAGTACTTACCCCCGTTGTTGGCACGTATCTCTGCCTCGTCTAGCCGAAGAAGGTTGTCTGGTTTCCACTCTGGAAAATAGGAGCTACCTTCTGGTAGATCAAGAAGCTGTGCTGATTCCTCGTCTAGCCATGCGGGTATGGAGACAACATCCCACGGTATGGTATCCTCTGTTTGATTACCCAGGAGCCACCCGCACAGGTCATCTTCGTGGTATCTGGTGTTGATGATGATCACAGAACCGTTGGGCATCAGGCGTGTTCTGAGACCTGATGGGTACCATTCCTTGATGTACCTGCGCCCTGCTTCTGAGAAAGCGTCCTCCTCTGACATGGCATCATCTATCAGTGCAATGTGTGCACCGCGCCCAGCTATCTGTGAGCGTACACCTGCTGCATAGTAGATACCGTTCTGCTTGGTCTTCCACTTACCCGCTGCTCTTACGTCCTCTCTGAGGGTGGCCCCGGGGAAGATCTCTTGGTAGAGGGGCATCTTCAGGATATCCCTGACAGTTCTGCCAAAGTCTGAGGCCAGCTGGTCAGAGTGAGATATGCTCATTATTTCGTGAGAGGGGAAGTTTCCTATGTACCAAGAGGGAAACAGCTGAGAACAGAGGAGACTCTTGGAAGAGCGGGGAGGGAGAAAGACCATTAGTCTCTGTGGTTCAGGAGAGTCCACCACTCTCTGCAGCTTTCTAGAGAGTACATCTATGTGTCTGCCCACCTTGAAGTCTGAGACCAAGGAGGGTGCAATGAACTTGACATAGGAGAAGAAGTCTGTACGCGCTGTGTCAATGGCTCTGAGGTACAGGTTCTCTCTTAGTTTCAGCTGATGTTCTTCTGGAGCACCTTGGGTCTGTTCCACCTAGTCTTCTCCTTTGCCCCCTTTGATGACAGAGAGAGAATACCCAGAGATATCGGCCAGCCTCTTTATGTCATCGTCTACGTTTGGGGTGAATGCTTCGTCTACTCCTTGGAAGGTGGTGTTCTGTTTGATTTCTTTTTTGTCAATGAACATGCCTAGGTGCTTGCCCATGTTCTCCAGAGAGCGGTTGGCATTGGTATAGTCCTCTGCCTCTGTGGACCGCATATAGGTCTGGTACATTTTGTCTAGGACCTTCTGAGCATTCCAAGAAACTTTTTCTACTACGTCCTCTCTGAGCATTTCTATGTAGGCTCTGAGCTTGGGATTGGATAGGTACTGTTGCGCCCTGCGCCCTGTTCTGGTCCGGTCCACTCTCCCGTCCTTGGTATTCACCGGGGCATACCCTGCCTCTACCAGTGCATGAATAGGATCATTGGTTTCTATGTAGACCTCTGCAAACTTGGTTTGTTTCTTGGTCAAGTTGTAAGCTTCTGACCTAGCATTGGGTCTGGGTTCAGCACCAGACATTACGTCTTCTGTGGTCAATTGATTGCACCCCTTTTAAAGAAAGACAGGAAGAGATATTTTTTATTATAATTTATAAAGAGGGGTCTTGCAAGATTTTTGTTTCCATGTTACGCTGTGCAAAGGCACCCAAGAGAACTCTTATGTGTTATTATGTATTAGTAAGAAGAATAATAAGAAGAAAGATATTATGTGTTATTAGGAGTAGCACTAGTGTTATTCTCTTGTAGTACCCCCGCCAAATACCCCCGCCTTTTGATTTTTCCAATTTTGTAAAATTTGCTCCGCTAGTGGGGGTGGTATTATATATATAACACTACAAGTAAAAACAGGGGACCCCCAGGGTCCCTCCTTATATCTTCCCTGAGTATAACTAAACGAGCGACTAGCGAGTTACCTTATGCCTCGCAGAGCGTGGGAAATTTCCCAGCCAGTCGATCTTGACCAGCTGGGAAACTTACGGCCTTCCTATCCCATTAATTTGACATCTTTAAAGGGTTGGTTGGCCAGTTGGTTAGCGACCATCTGACTGCACGCGAGGATCGCTTCCTCGTGAACAATAAGCTGGTTCAATCGGGCGTGACTCTTGGCCTTAAACGCGCCCACATTTTTCAACATGGAAGATTTGAGTTGATCCGACCAGCTGTCTGGATAGTTCGGGCGTCCACCAAACGACTTGCCCTTGCGCTCCAGATACTTAGCAAGCGGAACACTGCTCCAAACTTTACTGTCCAGTCCAATGGACCGGAAGAACGGGACCGCATCAATGGTGGTGCGCCCGTCCTCATAGTGCGGCAAGCTCATCGTCGCATTCTCATGGCCCATCTGGTAGCGCCCCAGTGTTGGATCAGTAGCCGACTTAGCCATCCAAGCGTCCGACTTGGCAATGGATGGCAGGAAGTCCCGCGACTGACTCATATAGTACATATGAGGGCTATTGGAGAATGGAAGCTCAAACAGAGCGGCTAGGAAAAGCTCAAAAGGAACTGCGTCAGCTAACGGCTGTAAGGAACGTGCCATTCCGGGCAAGAGAGAAACGCCAGTGAGGTCAGTGTTCCCATCCCACTTCCGCGAAATCTCCACTGGAACGTGCATGACCTGCTCTTCACCCTGGAACTTGCGCCCACTGGCGATAGCATCATGCGTCCGCTTGCCAACATAATCTGTTGGAATGGAAAGAACTTCAGTGGTATCGCCGTCAATTGAAACTAAATTGTACATCTAAAATGTTCCTAGTTTGTTTCCTGGTTCCGAATGAACCAGTACCAGTATACTACTCCCATACCAAACCTATGTAAACCCACTTTATAAATTTTTTTAGTTTGCAAACTAGTTTGGCATGTGCTAGGTCTTGTGGTTTGCGGCGGGTTCAGCTAGATGTTCCCGTTCTGTTCTTTTGCCTGAATGGCATTGGGGAGACGGGCCGGTGGACGTAGACGTAGACGTAGAAGCAACAGGACAGCAAGCTAGTGGACGTAGACGTAGACAGAACAAGGGGAAGGGGCTTACTCGGTGGGGGACACAAAAGGGGATGGTAGGGAAATACCTTATAAATCAAGGGATTATAAACTAAATAAACTAATTTGTATTTTATTTGTTTTTACTCTTTACTTTCTTTATGCGGTAGCCTATATTCTAACTTACCTTAAACAATCAATAGGTCTAGCCTGATGGCTCAATATAAAACCAACGCCAGTGTGCGCCGCTTCCTCTATCTCCAACAAGGCCAAGCGCATCCCCAATGGGAGGACTATTGCGCCCATGTTTGGAAGCTGGTTTATTTACATAAAGATATACCGCTCTTTAGAGATTGGCTTGCAAGCAATACACCTATGTCCCACGCGGACTTTTCCACGCTTACTGACATGGGAGTTATATAATCATGTCTAAGTATAATCTTATAGGCG